TAATAGTTCTGGACAAATAACTAAAACTACTGTTTCTTCTGGTGGTAAAAACTATAGTTTTGGAATGGTTGATTTAGGACCAATTGGAAACTCTGCAGTTTCTGCTGGTAATTATGCTAAATTAATTCCAATTATTCCACCATCAAAAGGACATGGATTTGATTTATATAAAGAATTGGGAACAGATAAGATCCTAATCTATGCTAGATTTGATGATTCTACTAGAGATTTCCCAGTTGATACTAAATTTGCACAGATTGGAATTGTAAAAAATCCAACTGTAACTGGATCTGCAACAACATTTACTGATAATCAATATTCATCAGTAAATTCAGTTAAATTATCAACATCAAGTGGAACTCCTACTATTGGTGAAAAAATCAATCAAATAGTGACTGGAGGTACTGCAGAAGGATACATTGTATCCTATAGTACAGATACTAAAGTTTTAAAATACTTCCAAGACAGATCGTTGTATTTTAATCAAACAACTTTAGATCAAACTGATTATGTTGGGGTTACTACAGAAGCTAAGGTTTTATCTTTTGAATCTTCAGCAAATAATATAGTTGCACCTGGAAGCGGATTCCAAGGATCCGTTGATACTAATTTCACTGGAATTAGTACAAACCCAACAGGTAACAAACTTATACCTCTCGGAGTTAACTTTACAAATGGACTTGCAAGTCCTGAGATAAATAAAGGGTCAGGTGAAATAATCTATCTAGACAATAGACCAACTATCACCAGAAACTCTCGACAAAAAGAAGACGTTAAGATCATCTTGGAATTCTAAAGTAAAATGCCACAAAAGACGAATTTAAATATAAATCCTTATTACGACGATTTTAATAAGGAAGATAATTTTTACAAGGTATTATTTAAACCAGGACAACCTGTTCAGGCTAGAGAGTTAACTACTCTTCAGTCACAGTTACAGAATCAAATAGAGTCTTTTGGTAGTCATATCTTTAAAGAAGGATCAATGGTGATCCCTGGAAATATTAACTATGATGGACAATATTATTCACTGAAGATAAATAATGACCATTTAGGGATACCTGTATCATTATACACTGATAAATTAAAAGGTAAAAGATTAAAGGGAGAAGATACTGGTATTATTGTAAGTGTTGATGATTATAAGTTAGCAGGAGATACTTCAGAAATAACACACCTTACACTTTTTGTTAAGTATGTTGAGTCTGGAGAAGATAATACAATATCTACATTAAATGATGGAGAAAATCTATTAGTTGAAGAATCATTTGTTTATGGAAATACTCCTATAAATGCGGGAGATTCTGTAGCAACTCTTATTGATACTGATGCTTCATCTACTGGATGTGCAGTTGGAATTTCTTCTGGAGTTTATTTTATTAGAGGAACATTTGTAGATGTTTCTACTGATAAGTTAGTTTTAGATCCATATTCAAACTCTCCTTCATATAGGGTTGGTTTAGATATCCAAGAGGATATTGTTACTGCTAAAGAAGATTCTAAATTATATGATAATGCTAGAGGGTTCTCAAACTTTGCTGCACCAGGTGCTGATAGGTTTAAGATTTCAACTACTCTAATTAAAAAGAGTCTATCTGATCAAAATGATACTAGTTTTGTAGAATTAGTTCGATTAGATGATGGAGAAATTAAGAAATTACAAAATAAATCACAATATTCAATAATTAAGGATTACTTTGCTCAAAGAACTTTCGATGAATCTGGAAGTTATTCGGTAGAGCCATTTGAAGTAGAAATTGCTAATTCATTAAATGATGGTATTTCTAATGAGGGTGTCTTTAGGTCAACTGAAGTAACAGAACAAGGAAATACACCAACTGATGATTTAATGGCAGTTAAGGTGTCTGCAGGAAAGGCATATGTTAAAGGATACGATAGTGAAAAGATTGGAACTACTGTATTAGATGTAGAAAAACCAAGAGATACGCAAACTGTAGATTCATCTTTGGTTTCTTATGAATTTGGTACAAAATTTAGGATTAATCATGTTCTTGGTGTAACACCTACTGCTATTAATACAACTCAGACTATAGGATTATGGAATCAAAGAAGTGCTAGTAATACTGCAGGTTCAGGACAACAAATAGGTGATGCTAAAGTTTATGCCTGTAATCTAACTGATAGTCAGTATAAAGATCATACTACTGAATTTGATCTTTATCTCTTTGATATTCAAACTTGGACGATAGTTACAACTAATAGAAATTTATCTAATATTGAGTTACCTGCAGGTTCTTTTGTTAGGGGTATAAGTAGTGGTGCAACTGGATATGCACAATATCAGGGTGGTGGAGATTATACACAGGAACTCACACAAGTTTCTGGTACTTTTGTTAAAGGTGAACAGATCATAATTAATGAAAATCCCCAATATACAGCATCATTGATTGCTGTAACCGTATATGGTATTCAAGATATTAAATCAGTTTATCAAGATACTAGTACTCTTTCTGGATATTCTGTTGACTTTGTAGCAGACACCGTTCTTGAAAATTGGTTACCAGAACAATTTAATGTTGTTAATAATATTAGTATAACTGGTGCTGCTGCTACTGTACCTGGAAAAAATTGGTCGGGTGTTAAACTGGGATCAGTTATTAAGTATACAAAACCTGCCGCAACAGTACCTACATTTAATAGAATTAGTGCAGTTGCTGCAGACCTTAATTCAGTAACTCTTGCTAGTTGTCCTAATATAGCTGGTGTATGTGATGGTTCATTAGCACCAATTACTGGTCTTGAGGTATCTTCATTTACTCTAGGAGCAACAAAAGTTGGTCTTAGCAATACTAAAGGTCTATATGCACCATTAGATAGATCTGATATATCTGATGTAAGTTTAACTAATTCTAATTTAATAGTCGGAAGTCAAATTACAGGTGAAACCACTAACGGTAGTGGTGTATTAAGTGTTAATATCTCTGCTACTGGCATATCTAGTGCTTTCTTTGAATCATATGATGCTGAAAGATATAGTGTCACATATTCTAATGGTACTCAAGGTATAATTAATTCTAGTAAATTTATATTGGGTGCAGATGGGCAATCATTTACTATTAATGATTTATTAGCTAATCAGAGTAATGTTGTAGTTAATACCACTGTTAAGAAACAAGGTATTAAGAGTAAGAAAAAAGATTTTGTTAGAAGTCAAAGAAAAGATGTATTATATACTGCTGTAGGTGTTAATACAGTAGGTAGTGGATTACCTATTAATGGTAGTTATGGTATAAGAATTGAAGATAAGGAAATTTCATTAAATGTTCCAGATGCGACAAATATAGTTGGTGTATATGAATCAATAGACACTGCAAAACCAATTTTGGATCAATTAGTATTCATTAGTGGTCTTAATTTAAATACTGCTTCTATTGTTGGTGAAAGAGTTAGTGGTGCAACTGGTGGAGCAGTAGCACAAATAACTGCCAGAATTAATGCAACTACTATTGAGATTGCTTATCTAACTCCAATGAAATTTATAATAGGAGAACTTGTTACTTTCTCTGAATCAAATATTAGTAGTAATCTTCAGAATATAACAGTAGGAAGTTACTTAGATATTACTAATAGGTTTACACTAGATAAAGGTCAAAGAGAACAGTATTATGATTATTCGAGAGCAGTTAGAAGAGAGAATTTCCCACCACCATGTAAGACTTTAAGTATAATCTTCAATAGTTTTGTTGTTCCTAGTGGCGATACTGGTGATGTTTATACTGTAGAATCTTATGATGATGAAAGATTTGGATCCGATGTTCCTCATTTGGCAGATGGATTAAGGACATCAGATACTTTAGACTTTAGACCAAGAGTAGTACCAACTAGTTCTACAGTTGTTTCACCACTTTATCCTGCAAGTAGAGATTTTGGAGCAACTGGTAACGTTAATGCATCCTTTATCGTTACTCCAAATGAAAGTTCATTGGTAGGATATACTTATTATCTACCAAGAGTTGATAAGGTAATGTTAGATACTCTTGGAAATATTTCGGTAGTTAAAGGAACTTCTTCTCCAGATCCACAGGAACCAGCGAATATTGAAAATGCAATGACACTTGCAACGATTACGCTTCCTGCATATCTTTATGATCCACAAGATGCAGAAATAAAGCTTGTTGATAATATAAGATATACAATGAGAGATATTGGTGATTTAGAAGATAGAATTGAAAACTTAGAAATAGTTACTTCATTAAGTTTATTAGAACTTGATACAAAGACTTTCCAAGTTCAAGATGCAGATGGATTATCTAGATTTAAGACTGGATTCTTTGTAGATGACTTTAAGAACAATCATTTATTAGATCTATCAGATCCAGATTGTAAGTGTGATATTAATGTTACTAAGAAGGAATTAAATGTTCCATTAGATTTTTATTCACTTAAACCAGAATTAGCATTAAGACCTGATATTAATACAGCAACTGCTGATTTCTCAACAAATCTAGAGTTATTAGATTCTAATGTCAGAAAAACTGGTGATTTAATTACTCTTGATTATTCAGAGAAAGGATGGATTGAACAACCATTAGCTTCTAGAGTAGAGAATGTCAATCCATTTAATATGATTGAATTCACTGGAACTATTGATTTAAGTCCATCTACTGATACTTGGATTAGAAATATACAAGTTAGTGGTGGAACAAGAAGAATTACTGGTGGTTTTGATGGATCATATACTGAAACTATTAAAACTAGTAGTGCTCCAGATACACATATTAGATCAAGAAACGTTGCATTTACTGCAAGAGGATTGAGACCTGTTGCTAGACATTATCCATTCTTTGATAGTACTAGTGGAATTGATGTAGTTCCAAAACTTGTTGAGGTTTCTATGACAAATGGAACATTTGTCAAAGGTGAGACTGTAGATGTTTATGCTTCAGATGGAACTCAAGTAGCAGTAATGAGACTTGCTCAACCAGATCATAAAGAAGGTAATATTACCAGTCCTGATGTTACATATAACGCAAATCCATATAATACTTCAGTTAGTTTAGGAACTGCTTATTCAGCATCTGCTACTGTTTTAAATATTGATATTAATTCATTAACTGATGAAGCACAGGGTTCTTATTGGGGATATATTCCAACTGGTACTGGAATTACGGTTTTAGGAAGATCTAGTGGTGCTCAAGCAACAATTAGTGATGTAAGATTAGTCTGTGACACTTATGGTGATTTATTAGGATCATATTGGTTTAGAGATCCATTAGCAAGTCCTCCACCACCATTAAGATGGAGAACTGGTACTAGAACATTTAAACTTACATCTAGTTCATCAAATGCTACTCCATTACCTGGAAGTTTATTAATTAGTAGTGGAGAAACAACATATACTGCTACTGGTATAGTAGAGACATTTAGAAATACTTTAGTTATTGTAAGAAGACCACCCCCACCACCACAAACTTGTGACCCTCTTGCACAATCATTTACAACCGATGAAACTGGTGCTTTCGTAACTGCTGTTGATCTTTATTTTGGTAATAAAGATGAAAATGAGAAATTAACAGTTCAAATAAGAACAGTTGAATTAGGTACACCTACAACTCAGGTTGTACAGGATTATGCTACTATTACTTTAGATCCATCTCAAATTAATACTTCTCCAAATGCGGAAGTAGCAACTAAAGTAACTTTCCCATCCCCTGTTTATCTAGAACCACGTACTGAGTATGCAATAGTAATTCTTGCACCAACTACAAATAATTATGAATCGTGGATTGCTCAAATGGGCGAAAGAACTGTAAATACTCAGAGTTTACCAAATGCAGAATCTGTAATGGTTACTCGTCAGTATGTTGGTGGAAGTCTATTTAAATCGCAAAATGGATCTATTTGGACACCAAGCCAATTTGAAGATCTTAAGTTTAAACTTTATAAAGCTGAATTTATAACCGATCCAGGTACAGTTTATTTCTATAATCAAAATCTTGGATCTGGATCACATTCTATACCTAGATTAGATAGTAACGGTATTAAGACACTACCTAGAAAATTAAGAGTTAAACATACTGCTACAACTCATGCAGCAACTCTTGTTAACTTGGGTGTTGGTGCAAAGGTTAGTGAAGGTGCTGCTGGAGGAACTGGTCCAACTGGAATTGTTGAAAGAGTTGGTGGTCCTATTAATACAGGTACAGTTACTAATCCTGGTACTGGATATGTTAATGCAACATATACTAATGTTCCACTTTATAATATAACTGGTAATGGTACTGGTGGACAGGCAACAGTTGTTGTTTCAGGTGGAGTTGTTGCTTCAATAAGTGCTTTTGGTGCAGCAGGTAGTGGTTATACAGCTGGTGATGTTGTAGGTCTTACTACTGCATCTGCTGGATTATCAGGTATTGGTGCAGAATTAACTATTACATCC